ACTATCAAGTGATCGTTATATAGAAGACTTTTTATCCAAAAAACGTTTTTCAGGCTTAGCCAATCAAATGTCTGCAACAAAATTGGGAGAGGCGCAAAACACGCTCTCTAAAATGGGATATCAAAACTCTGACGCAAACCTAGCAAGAACAATGGGATTGTCTGGCGGATTCATCCCCAATTATTCTGTTCCAAGCTCGGCTGAGCAAATGCGAAAAACTGCCAACCAACAGCTCGGCCCATCAGCAAAATGGAAAGCGATTGACAGGTTCACCTCAGATAATATAGGAAAGGGGTTACATATAGAGCATGGCAGTTGGCAAGATTATGTGGATCTATTGTCTAGGGAAGGCTTGGCTTTATCGCCTGGTTACGCCAAAGGTCTTGGTAATTTAAGAAAGGCTGTAGCTGGGAGCGGAAAGAGTAATCCCGCCACAACAAAAATTTTGAAGGCGCTCATTCGTAGGCTTGATAAAATCAAACTTGAAAATAAAAACACAGGAAAGCGAGCAAAATTTGGAACTAAAGTTGAAGGAGCTTTGGCTAAAAGCTTTAAGGTAACTGGAACAGCAGCCACTTACCCCATAGATTTTACAGAAGATCATAAATTAACTTGGCGAAAAGCTCTAATTCCTAAAAAATCTTTATCATTAAATTCTACAATGGGAGATTCAGTTGTTTCCCCTGAAGGCCATGAACATAAACACTTTTTCTCAAAAGTTTTAGCTCATATGGCTAAAAGCGGAAAATTAAAAAAGCGGATTCCGCAAGCTTTTACCAGCAAATACAATGATTTGGTGGCATTAAATGGCGCCCCTGCAAAAAAAGATCGAATGATAGATATAACAGCCACAGGGAAAGAGCTGTCAGATCGTCACTCGACACTTGTAGGCGTTCTTGATCCAGACAAAGCTTATAAATTAAAATACAAAAAAGATTACTGGAACTACCAACCTTTAACGAGCAAAGGTTTTCTTATGTCTGATGACGGTAATTCTTCTGGTTTTATTCCAAATTTTTATAACTATAATCCTGAATTTGGCAGCCATGGCCTTATTCCCAACTATTATCTGGCCAAAGATAAATTTAATGCTACAAGGACTGCATTAACTAATTTTAACGCAAAAAATGCACTATTAGGTCCTACTGCTTTAAAATTTGGTCCCGCTAGGCATTTCAAAAATGGATCTGTCGCTAGTGGAATTAAATTAACAAAAAGAAATTTTGGAGAAATTAAAGGATTCATTAATAGTAGGGAATTTAGACAGTTAGATTCATTAACAAAAAATAAAATACTTGTTGATTTAAAATCTCAATCTAAATCCTTAGGGTTGCCTGATGTAACTAGATTCATGTTAAGTACACTTCTTCATATTAAGCCTAAAGATCCTGAATTTGGCAGCCATGGCCTTATTCCAAATTTCTCAAATCCATTACAAGACGCAATTCAAAGAGAGGCAAATGCTGGAGTTCCAAAATCTTTAATTCGAGTAGATCAAGACAACAGTTTGCGTTCGACTCAAAACCCTATGGGCCTTGCTGTGACTAACACTAGAGATGAACCTGCTGGAGTAAAGCAAGGTATACAAAGGGCCAAACAAATGGGAATTGATCCAAAATTCCATGGAAGTAGTTCAGGATTTTTACCTAATTTTAATACTCCCAAAAACCCAAATAAAGCAAACAAAGGTCGAGATTCTGGGTCAGATACTGCGAAAGCAACAGAAGAAGCAAGCGCAGCAACAAAAGAAGCAGGCGGCGCAATGGATGGCTTGATGATGAAAATGTTTGCCTTAACTACTGTAACATACGCGCTTGAAGGAGCAGTGGGGGAGGCTGAAAATGGTTTTACGCAGCTTATGAAAGTCGTCAATTCTGGTGTTATGGGTCTAGCTCAAGCATCAATGGTTGCGGGGCTAGGTAGAGAAACAGGAAAGGGCTGGATGGAAAAAGGAGCCAAAACAGGCGGTCGGTTGGGTGGGCTTCAAAAAGCTGGCGGTATGGCCGCGATGGCTCTTGGTCCCCTTATCGGTGCGGTAGCTCTTGCGGTTCCAGTATTCAACGCATTAAAAGAAAACACAACTTGGTTAGACAGCGGTTTAGATACTTTACGAAAATCAGCAGAAAAAACCTCAAAAGGAATTAATGCTTTGGGTTCAGCAATGACAGCAGCCACAGGAATCCAAGAAACTCGCACTAAACTTGTTGAACTAGATAATTCTGCTATGGCTGGCACCTATCAAGGCGAAATGCAACGCCTCAAATTAAATGCTCAACTCATTAAACAGCAATATGATTTAGGAAATCAAGCGGCCCAATTAGGTAAACATTTAAATTTGAGCGGAAAAGAAATTAAATTGATGACCTCAGGTACAACTGAAGGAATGAAAAAACTGCAAGAAGCAATGCTTAAAGCCGAACAGTCAATGTCTGTGCAAAATGCGATGTCAGGCTTTATACTTGGGTCAAAAGGCGGTGGAATCTTTGGCGACGATCCAGACCCTTTAAAGGCAGAAATTCAAAAGTTAAATTTAGCAAATATAGTAAGCACTTCAGTGGATCCTGATAAGTTAGAAGCTCATTACGCTACAATGCTAGAAAAAGTAAATGAAACAGGAGAAAAGTTGGAATCCAGCAAGTCAATGGCTCCGCATGCCAACGAATTACACATAATGAAATTCAAAGAATCAATCTCTGAATCAGATCTACCTGTAGTCCTGAAAGCCCAAATTAGTGCAGCGTTAGACGGCAAGAAAAGCTTCGAAGAAATGGCAAAATTTCTGGAAGAACAGGAAATAACAGTCAAAAAATTAAATAGGGAAAGTAAAAAGACAAACGAGATGGCTGAAGTCAATTTACTTTTAATGCGAGAAATCGCCAATCAAAGACAAAAAATTCTTACAGGTTTAAAAATAGAAAACATTGCTTACCAAAGTCAAATAAAAATGGCTAAAATGGGTCAAGATTTTGATATGCAAAAACTAGTCCATCAAAATAAAATAATTGAGTCTTTAGAAATACTTTCCAATCAGTCTATTGCCGACTTACAAATGAAAGAGAAGTCTCGAGCAATTGACAATGATTTTAATAATAAAAAAGAAGCCCTCAACAGAGAAGCTTTGCAAGCTCAAAGAGATTTAGTAAAAGATCTTTTTACTGAAGGGGGCAAATTTAACTCTGCAGAAATGTTTGCTGATTTAAGAAAACCTTTTACAAGGACAATAACTAATGTGGCAATTGGTGAAACTTACGATGAAACATTTGAAGGAGGCTCAAAACAAGCACACGCAGGGCAATTAGAAATAATCAGAAAAAAACTTATAAAAGCTGAAGAAAAACAATTAGCCGCAAACCTTAAAGGCGCAGAAAATTACCAAAGGGCAAATAATATCACAATGGATTATTTATTAAGCTTGAAAAAACAAGCTGACCAAGCTTCTCTTTTATCTAAACTTCAAGCTCTAGAATTCATCCCTGCAAATCTTGAAATAGAATCACTCTTAGAAGAAATTGCAGACACAGAAAGTGCAAAGCTTGATGCGGCTAAAAAAGAGAGAGAAGAGAGAATAAAAAATCTAAATTTAGTCCGCAACGAATTAGAGGCTAACTCTAAGACTGTAGCATATGCAAAAGACAGAGCGGCAGAATACGAAACACAAAAAGCTGCCCTCGGAGGTATTACTGGAGTAATGAAAGCAATAGAGGCTAAATATTACGAAGAGATTGATGCTCGAAACATAGACCTTGCAATGGCAAAAGAAATATCTAATGGAAGGTTGCAAGTATTAACTAGCGCAAAATATCAAAAAGATTTAGCGGAATCTCTTGAGGGAACAGTTCAGAAGCAATTGATCACTGAATTAGAATCTCTAGTAAACCAAGGTGCCCGTTTAGATGCCGAAAAGAAAGTTAAAGAAAACACTCAATTATTTGCTAAAATTTTAGAAACCAAAGTAAAAAATGAAATTAAAGAATTAAACGAAGGGGCAGGGGATGATACTGATTTACTGCAAGAAGAGTTGAGGCAGGGTAAATTTCGTATCGAAGCTAATACTAATTACATAACCAGTCAAAACAATCTAACTCGCCAGCAGGAACAGTTTATTGAAGCCTTGAAACGTGGCCAATTCGGCTTGGATGCCTTGGCCGAAATTCAGGGAACCGTTAATGATTTAATTAAAAGCATGGAAATGGCAAAAACTCAAATGGCATTTTATGCAAATCAAGAAGGCAGCGCGGGTACTGGCAATGAAATTAAAGGAGCTGAAGCTACCCTAAAGTATGCTCAAGCTCAAAAAGAATTGAACATTGAACAAAACAAAGGTACTTTGTTCGCTGACAGTATGGCGGTTAAAATCGCTGAAGCTAATGTTGAAATGGCTAGATTTGGAGAAACTTTAGCAAATACAACCTTTGATGCCGTACAAGACGGATTTAAAGGCTTTGTGACCGATATGCTTAGCGGCACAAAATCCCTAGGAGATGCGGCCTTGGGCTTTGCGCATGGTATTGTAAGCAAAATACACGAACAACTTTTAAATAGAGCTACCAGTCAAATTACCGCAGGTATATTTGAAGCTTTAGATCTAGGCAAACCAACATCAAAGCAGGGTGGTGGCATTGTTTCAAGGTATTCAACTGGAGGTAGTGTTGGTAGGGTTCCCGCGATGCTTACGAATGGAGAATATGTTGTGAAGAAAAAAATCGTCGATAAACTCGGTGTTAATGATCTGAATAAAATCAATCAAACTGGGTCACTAGAAGATTTATACAACAAGCCAAATGAAAATGGCTTCGAGATGATGAATAATGGAGGTTTAGCGATGCCTCCTATTATAAAGTTAAAAGAAGGTGGCTCGATTCAAAACTATCTAGCGAAACGAGATCAATCCTCTGACTCAGGCTCGCAAAACGAAAGAACTATTGTCGACGGCGAGGTAGTTAATACTTTATCTAATACGATTGCTAAATTTATGGGAGGATTAGCCAAATTTAGTTTTGGAGGCAGAGTTAAAGAGGCGACTAAAAATTCATTAATTTCAGACCCAAATGACTCAGCTGGAGTTAAAATAGCTAAAGGTTCAGGTTATGTGATGGGAACGGTTGTTGGTGGATATGAAGAATACGAACCCCAAGCGTATAGCGGTCCAGTCCCAGTTAAAGTAAACCCCCTAAATACTAGATCCATGCTGAATGTTGACCCTTATAGCCGCTCGATGAGCGCTCGATTTAAGGCTCAAGATGATTACAGTAGTAAGTATGGCGACTATCTTCTTGATAAATATCAACATGATGTTAATGAAAGAAATAAAAAGCTAGAAAGCAGAGCCTCAAATATACAAGGTATCGTCAACCAAATTGGAATGATGGGAGTCATGTATGGAACCGAGCAAGCTGTACGCTCAGCATTTCAGCCTGAAAAAAGAAAAGAATACCATACAAGTATTGATAACTCTCAAGTCAACGCCTTTCGAGACTATCAAATAAACCAACAAACAAAAAGCGATAGATTTTTAAATAACAATACCTCAATTTCTCAAGACAATATTTCTTCAGCTTACTCTATTGGTGGCGGAAATTTGTTTAGCAATCAAGATCAATTTATCAAAAGAAATTCTTACGGAATGAGCGAAGGTGGCAGAGTTCATGGCCCAGCAGGCATCGATAAAGTCGGACCTGTAATGCTTGATAGAGGTGAGTTTGTAATTAAGGCTTCTAGCGTCAATAAAGTAGAAAAACAATACCCAGGTTTCTTTGATCAATTAAACACCATGAAATTTAATCAAGGTGGAGTTGTGGACCCAAGCGCAAGTTCTGCTAATGTGCAAAACTCAGAAGTCACTAACAATCAGAGTTCTTCCAGTAATGTAACGGTTAACATTAATGTGTCAGCAGGAGGAGAAACAACTGTAAATGGAGGCGCTGGCGACCAACAAGCTTTTGCTTCAAAAATTAAAGAAGCTGTTGTTAATGTCATTTCTCAAGAAAAAAGAGTTGGAGGAATGCTTAGGTAATGGCTACAAAAAATGCTGTTTTAAATTACGAACAACAATTTTATCTTTCAGGGATATTATTGTCTGGCGTAACAAACATGAATGGCGGATATTCGGTATCTGAAGAGCCTATCAATATAATTGGCAAAGGGCATACCTTTCCAACAAGACAAGGCCCCTTAGTTGGTAATTTTTCAATATCTAAATATTATATAGGAGAAGAACCTTTATTGAATTATACTGGAGACCACCCAATCAGTGGAAGTATCAACTTTAATGACAGCAGTTTCGGATTTAAGGATGGATATTTAACTGAATACAGCATGTCTGCGAGTATAGGTCAGATTCCTAACGCTAGCGCGTCTATTGTTGTTTATGGTGATATTGGGTCTGGCATAAACGCTTCAGGGTCTAACCCTCACCCTGACATCCAAATTCCTAATCAGGGGTCTATTAGCTTAAACGCCTCGGGCTATCAAACAAACAGAATCACGGATTTTTCATACACTATTAGAACAGACAGAAATCCTATTTATAAAATAGGCTCACCTTTTCCAGTTCAAGTAGATAGAAAGTTTCCACTCATCCAAGAGGCTAGCTTTTCGATTGAAGTAGATGACCTAGAAGTTAGCAGAATACAAGAATATTTAATTAAACCAAAACAACAAGATTTAACAATATCATTCGCCAATCCAATTAATGCAAGCGCCATTGAATCTTTTACAATTGAAAAAGCAAGATTATTAGATCAGTCTTTATCTTCTAGTAGTGATGATTTATTAACTATTGATTTTAGGTACATAGGTTATATTAACAAAAAATGAAGTTTTTACCGTATGAAGATGTTCCCTTGTATCTTGCCGTTAGCGGGCAAGAAGGAGAGCATATTTTTGCCGAAAGCGCAACTCTATCAATAGAGCATTCAACAGCACCAACTCGACATATTGAAGACAATATACTGAGAATTTGTGAGTTCGGCACAGGATCTACAATGATATATGATTCGCCTGATTTTTTAGCCAACGAAACATATACAGGTGTGGTTGGCCCAAGCGGTGGTCCTCCAATGACATTATCAACTTCCATTTTTGAAATACCTAGCGGAACCAAAATTACTTTTCCTAATGGAAAACATTTGCATTTTAACTCAACTATTCACCCTAATGGACACGACTATCTTGTTGAACTTTACTCAAAAAGTGGCGGCTGGAATCTAACTGAGGGCGAAGCTCAAAGTGGGTATTTTGAACCTATCTATAACTATGTGACCCAATCTCCAGTGCAAGGCTCTTTGAGTGTTAATTTTTACATTAACACAGGTAACCTTCAAAGTTTTTTCAACATCACTGGACTGTCGAATCCCAACCAATATCCTCCGATAGACGAAGAGAAAATAACGGGCTACTTAGGTGAGTTTGTTTTTTCTGATGCATATTTAACTAGCTTTCAATTCGGTCTTTCACCCAATTCAATATCTCAAGCTTCTGCCAACTTTCAAGTTTACGGCACGTTATCTAAAGATTCGAGTATTACCGATAGCTATTTTTCTTCTTCTTTATATGGCCAGCAGTCAATACCTCACGGACAATACAGCGCTGTAGAGGGGAGTGAAGACTTAGGTTTAAATCACGTTACATCTTTTAGCTATGCTATTAATGTGGACAGATCCCCAAGGTATTCAATTCCGACTGGAGTAAACGATGACAATATAGGGTTAGTTCCCGACAGGGTATCAAAAAAATCAACGACAGTACAAATGTCAATCGAAGGAGAAAATCTTGATCCAAATATACTATCCGATGGATTTAATGGTAAGCGAGCCAACCTCAAGGCATCTATTCGCGATCTTTCCTACAGCTGGGCAGAAGAAAACGCAAACGGATTTATGCACATGTTTGAATGTAGTGGAATTATTAAAAATCAAAGCCTTTCAGTGAACTCGGCTGGCTATCTAAATGGAGCTATCTCTGTAGAACAGTTACTTAAATAATGGACATCAAGAATACAGACGCATCATCAATAGAAGTTCTTCCATCCTTCGGGGCAACGGCATCTTTTACTTCTTTATCTAATTCAATTACTTACGGAGACAATCATAGCCAAAGGCACTTAAGGGGAATTAATGCTTTAAAAATGTCTTTAAGTTTAAATTTTAATGAATTAACTGATATTGAAAATCAAAGATTAATAAGTTTTCTTCAATCTCATTTTATTTATGAATTACAAAATTATGATTCTGCTGGTTTTTTTGACAATAAAAGAATAACACCTTTTGATTATCAACCGTTTTATCCATACAAGCAGAACAAATTTAACTGTATTGATTTCTCTCAAGATAGATCTTACTATAATGTAAATAATGTTAAAGCTACATTTACTGCGGTAGCTCCAAGCATTCTATCAAGCGTTGAGTCGGGGCCAGACCATAATCCAGTTATAGATGGAACAATCGCAGTAGTAGATGGTGCAAATTCTACTGTTGGCGGCAATAGCTTAAACCTTCCAGCTAACTCTGTAGTTTATCACTCTGGAGATTATAGAAATGCGACAGTTGATAGCGACTTTAATGTGGCTGTAGATTCTGCTCAAGCTTTAAACATTTCGGCGCCCTTTGGATTTCCTGATGGCACTATATCTTGCAACCAAACTTCATTAAGGAATTCTATTTATATTCATAATCCCAATGATTGTTTTTATTATCCATATGCACCGATACATGAAGACGGCACTTTATCAGTTAGAATGTTTGATTTCAGGCCAAGTGAATCAGTATCTATTTCAAATTCACCAAAATACAGACAAAGTACAATAGATGATATTTATAAAAAATTTAGTAAATATGGATTTAATCCTAATTTAATGAATTTAAGATTATCATTTAATGGTCGCTCTGATTTGGAAGCAAAAAGAATATTATTATTCTTGGAAGCTCATCTTGGATACAAGAAGTTTGGGTTCCATTTATTGCGCGACTATGTCGGCGGCACATCTGATACAACTTTTCATTCCCCCCATAGGAAGTCTTTATCTTTTTATTATTGCCCTGAGTGGCAACACACATTTAATTACAAAGATAATCATACTATATCTGCAAGCTTCATTGAATGTATTGATTATTAATTTAATATAATATATGGACCAAAGTATACATAAAGAAATCTTCGACCTTGAGCCGTCGACTATGGTTATACTATATGAATTGGTGTTGAAAGGCTATGGCTCAAGTTACTATTTTCACGCTGGAGAAAACGGATATACCAATGAAATTGTTTTCCAAGGCAACAACTATTACTATATACCGATCAAAGCAGAAGGCTTTAACAGCTCAGATGCATCCTTACCTAGACCAACATTAACCGCCGACAATACAGACTCATTTTTTAGCTTAAAAACTAGATTCTTTAAGGATTTTATTGGATACACTTTTAAAAGAACGCGGACTTTTGTTAAGTTTTTGCATGGAGACAATTTCCCAAATAACACAAATCCTTTTGGTAGCCCAACTGAAGTGTCTTTTCCTGTTGAAAAATATGTTATCAATAAAAAAGTAGTCGAAAATCAAAATGTAATACAATTTGAATTAACCTCACCGCTAGAAAAAGAATCCGCCTTTATACCTAATAGAAAAGTTGTATATAATACATGCCAATGGCAATATAGGCATAGTATAGGTTGCGGATATTCAGATATACCTGTAACAGATGGAAAAGGAAACTTGCTAGACTTTACTGCGACTGGTACGCCAATTACAGAATTTAATATCAACGACACCTACAACTCGGGAGAATATGTTATTGTTCCAGCTGAGGCAGGCTCTATACACCCAGATAGGGTGTTCGTTTGCGTTCAAGATGGCACTAACGGCAAAGAGCCTAAAAATGATAAAACCTCTTGGATTCTGGATGCTTGCCCTAAAAACATAAGTGGGTGTCGCGCACGATTTGGAGCAACTGAAAATACAAATGGACTACCTTTCGGAGGATTTCCTGGGACTTGGCAACAATAGACCCATTACGGCATGCATAAAGCATGGTTTAGGCAACTGCAAAAGAGAGCGCGCAGGCTTCTTCGTATTTAAAAATAATAACTATGACTATGATTTTATATCTAGTGAAAATTTAGATACAAAAGACCCAAATCATTTTTCTTTTAATAATTCTGAATTTTATAAATATTATTTAGATTCTAAAGTTTTTGCATTATTTCATACCCATATTATAAGTTCACCCACACCGAGTGAATTAGACATTGAGATTGCTGAATCATTAGGTCTTCCATCTTACATTCTTTCATGCAAGAGTAAAGAGAGCTATCTATATTATCCCAGTAGTTATAAGCCAAAACAGTTATATGGCAGGATATTTATACCTTTTTTTCAGGACTGCATAACCTTTGCGAAAGACTTTTATGAAATTGAATTTAACATACGCTTATCAGATAAAATAAATAACTGGAGCAGGCAATCAAAATTATCGAATATTAAATTAATAAATGAAATAGAAAATAATTTTATTGAAGTGAATTTTAAAGACAAAAAATATGGAGATTTAGTTATTTTAGAACCTTCATTAACCAACCTTTTTCATGTGGGTGTTATCAATAAAAACGGTAAACTCTCACACCACCCAACAGGAGGAATTCCTGTGGATGAATTATTTAATGATCAAAGCGCTAATAAAGTGTATAAGTTATATAGGTATAAGGATTTATGAAGAAGTTTGTATTGCATGGTGAAATGGCGAATCAGTTCTGTGAAAGCATAGAGCTGAACGTTAAAACTATGCGTGATGCAATCGATGGAATAGCTTGCAATTATCCTTCTTTCAAATCGTTTTTTGTTAACAAGTCCATTAAGGGCGTTTCTTATGTTTTTATAGGTAAATCAGGCGATAGACTTGAAAATTTTTGCATGGACTTACCTTTAACTGAAAAAGAGTATAATATTGTTCCAATTGTTGAAGGTGGCTCAGCTGGTATGTTAAATGGAGGCATAGGCTTTCTCGGCAATTTCGCGCTCGGCTTCGCGATGCAAAAACTAAGTGACGAAACAAAACCACAAGATGATGGTACTCCAGAATATGAAATCATTACAACTAATTCAAGTATTTATGCGCAAAATGAAAACAGAACAGAACAAGGACTTCCTGTTCCTGTAGTTTATGGTCAAATTAGAATCGGTTCTCAAGTTATACATTCAAGTATTCATAACTATGATATGGATTTTAATAATAATCTTTTATATGCGGGTAAGCCGAAAAGAACAAGGTTATCAAAGCTTATAGGCGGTGCAGATTATTCTTTTATTGACTCCACTGAAGTTACTGATTTTCGTGCGGGAACCGTAGAAAGTTTTAATACATATTTAGGCAATGAATTAGATCCTAGTAAAAGAACCTTTTTTGAACAAATTGGAGACCAAACCAAAGCCCTAACTCGAGACCACGAAAATGAAGCATTTAATGGTGGATTCGCTAATGATGGTAAAAGTTCAAACGAATTAAGACAATTCGGGCCATCTGAAGATACTCCAGAATATTCTCGAGCAGCTGCGGACTGGTGGGATCACACTCAATCAACAAACCCAAGGCCGTTCTTATACCCTCAAACCGATGACATAGACTCAAACATGAGACCTTCTGGGCCAAACGATATTACGGTTGAAAGAGTTTCTAAGGCTGGAGCAGTTCCAACCGATGACGATGACAGAATTTTATCTTGGAAAAATGCAAGCAAAGAGCTAACAATTGGATCACGCGGGCAATATCAAAAACTCGAGTCCTTGGGCATGTATAAATCTTTAGAAATTTTATCAGAAGGTCCAATTGCAGGTCTCGCCAATCCGATTACTGGTCTTGATAGAGATAATGGTTACATTAATTACCCATACGGAAAAGTAGATCCTACCGTTCCAGAAGGTGCCGCATTTTTTGGGTCTTTAAAATATGATTTTGATAGTGACAGTTTATTATCCGAAGACGATGATTTGAATGTTACAATAGAAAAATCTGGTCAAAATTATACTGATGGAATATATACATTAACTGGCGACGGAAAGTCAGTAGGTGACCTTTTTATTCGTGCCGACAAACCAGTTAGTTTAAAAGCTGCGAAAATTAATGATATTAGTTTTCGTGAAGAAGATGTGGTTTATTATATCAATAACGTTGAAACTGCTACTGAGCCAAAATATTATTCAAGTAATGGGTTGTTTTTATTGAATTCTGGCGATGGCTCGATACATCCGAACACAAACAATGACATCCTCAATATTACAGGAGCTTTAAGTAATGCTTACTTAAGTGACGAAAATACTACTAACGCTGGTACTACTGGAGTTTTTAATTTAAATGCCTTGCAAACAGATTCTGAAATATTAAATAAGAGTTTTAAAATTGGATCAAGCTACGGAAATAGCCAAATAAGTCATACCATCAGTCCAGTTTCAGAAGCTCTTCAATATAAATGTGAGATTAAAAAAACCACAGACCGCAACAGAATAAGTCAAGCTGAAGCTTTAGACTTAGGCTCTCGCTATAAAGACTTAATAGCTGATCCAGATTTCCAAACAATTTACGACAATGAATATAAAGATGCAAATTCAGCTACACTGCCTCTTACCAATTTTACTTGGAGTCAAATGGCTAGGATTTATGTAGATGGAGATTACGGTATTCAGAATAATTTAAATCAAACGGTAACTATCCAAATAGCATCAGCTCCACGTATACGATTTAACTGCAGTCGCAATACTGCGACAATTACAATTACTTTAGCTCAATATCTTTCCTTAGCAGACGTAACAGTAGTTCGCGGAAATGGTTGTCCTATGGGCGCGGGCAATTTAACTGTAGTGAACAATAGGGCTTACACATCATACAAAACAGATGGAACAACAAATTTTTTTACTGAATTAGCTGATGGCACAACAAATACTATTGGGCTTAGCTTACTGTTAAGAGATCCAAACTTTGCAAATGCTGTCTTTGATGGATTTAATAATATTGCAGGCGCAGGCATCAACATGACACCTGTTACGCTTCCATCTTTTGATCACGGAGGGCTTCCTCATGGCGGTGGCCGATATCCAAAATTTGGGGTTGGCTCAGGATCAAACACCACCCCGTCCAATAAGGTTGGAGTTTTCTCTCGAGCCCTTCCAAGCTATATCACTGAAGCTAACTATGATAATTTTGACAGCGTAATCATAACAGAAGATGGCGCTATTGATGAAGATGGAAGTGCCACACCAAAGGGTTTTTATAGCCCGTTTTTATATCCTCGCGTTACAGTGTTTGTGTTGCGCAAGTCTTCTGGTAGATTTAGCTGGCTGCCTACTTCAATAGATTGTGTCGCTCAAGTTTCAGCGTCTGGAACAGTCATGGCTATACATTTATTGAAAGTTCCAGATTTGCCTGTGTATGATTCAAGCGCAGGAGGATTTACTCCTATCATGCCTCAAGAAATTGAAGGAGAATTGCCGTTTCTGACATCGGGCTTTACTTCTAATTATCAAGATTTTGGACTGTACTGCAAAATCGATCCAAGCAATGAGTCAATTCCTATAAAATTAGATGTCAACAATGGAAGTCTAGCAATGAACGGCGTCAGAAGATCAAGCTTTGCAGCAGAGCTTAATTGGAGTGATCATATCAGTTTAAACAACCCCTCAAT